AAGGACAAGAACGTTTACATGACCTGCAAGATGGAATCGTCCAAGGACGAGCTGTCTGGCATGGTAAAGTGGGGGCCGTCCATGCCTGGGCAAAAGCTCGGCCCTCAGCTGCCGTACCTGTTTGATGAAGTGTTCCGCCTTGGAGTTGGCAAAGGCGCGGACGGAAAAGAGTTTCGTTTTGTGCAGACGCAACCTGACCTGCAATACGAGGCCAAAGATCGGAGCGGCGCCCTCCAGTCTATGGAATATCCCCACCTGGGCGCCATTTTCGCGAAAATTAAAGGAGCTTCACTGTGACAGCATTTTCATTCAACGCAGCGACGGTAACGCCGTCGACAGGCCCGGAAGCAATTCCGGCGGGTTGGTATCACGCCAAGATCACGGATGCGGAAATCAAGCCGACCGCAGATGGCACGGGCACGCGCCTGAACCTGAAGTTCGAGATCCTCGCCGGTCAGTTTGTCGGCCGTAAGGTGTTCACTGGTCTGAATATCAAGAACTCCAATGCGCAAGCACAAGAGATCGCTTACCACGACCTGTCGGCCATCCAGCACGCCATCGGCCGCATCCAGATCAACGACACGAACGAACTGCTCGGCGTCCCGCTGAACATCAAGGTCAAGGTGCGCGGCGAACGCAAGGATCCGGTGACCGGCGATACATACGAGGCCAGCAACGACATCACGACGTACAAGGCCTACGACCCGAACATCCCGCAGGCGGGTGGGGCTAGTCCGAGTGCTGTCACCGGACAGCCGGTCGCTCCTTCGGGCTTTGGTGTTGCAGGCAGTGCCCCCGTGGCCGCGCCTCCGGGCTTTGGAGCCCCAGGCGTAGCGGCTGCCGGTGCGCAACCGTGGGCACAGCCTCCCGCGCAGCAACCGTGGCAGGGTAGCCCTGCCGCCCAGGCTCCGCAGGCTGTTGCTTCTGCGCCTCAGCAAACGCCACCTCCGGGTTTTGCAGCACCTGCACCCGTGGCCGCTCCTGCCCAGACCGTCCTGCCCAACGGCATGACGCCTGAAGCGATGATGGCTCAGATGGCTGCGATGCAAGCCGCTTTGAACGCACAGGCCGCTCAGGCTGCCCCTGTTGTCAACGTCGCTCCGCAAGCTCCGGCCGCGCCTGCTGTGGCTGCCGCCGTCGCGGAAGTTGCGACGACTGCCGGTGCTGTTCCCCCGTGGGCACAGACACCTCCCGCTGCGCAGTAATTAGCGACAGCTGAGTGAAGGGGCGGTGCAAGCCGCCCCTTTTTAATTGGAGTTGTGATGAGTCGATATCCAGCAATAAAGACGATGGCAGCGATCGACGCCATGCTTGAAGCCGACCAAGGTGCTACCTATCGAGGATGGCTCGGCAAGGTGCTACCTCACCTGAGCGATGCCTACAGCACAAGCACCGATCCTTTCCGCACACACTTGGGGGCGTCTGGCCTCGGTGATGAATGCCCGCGGAAGGTTTGGTATGGCTGGCGATGGGCAACCAAGAAGAAGTTTGAAGGCCGCATGCTGCGTCTGTTCAATCGTGGTCACTTGGAAGAAGGTCGTGTCATTGCTTTATTGCTGGCTATTGGTGTCACTGTGTACCAGCAGGACGCTGAAGGCAAACAGTTTCGCATCAGTTTTGCAGAAGGTCATGCAGGGGGAAGTGGCGACGGTGTTGCAGTCGGGATTCCTGACCTTACACCTGGGACGCCTTGCCTGCTCGAGTTCAAGACGCACAGCGACAAGTATTACTCCGCTGTAGAGAAAGACGGTGTCCGTTCTGCAAAGTTCGAGCATTACGTGCAGATGCAACTTTACATGCGCAAGATGGGTCTTGCGGTTGCGCTGTACGTGGCAGTCAACAAGAACACCGACGCAATCTACATGGAATTGGTTGCGCTGGATACTGTAACAGCAGATCAGTTTCTGGAGCGCGGCGAAAAGATCGTCTGGTTGGAAACGCCACCTGACAGGATCAACGAGTCCCCAGGTTTCTTCAAGTGCCGTATGTGTGACCACAGGCCTATCTGCCACCAGAAGTCCGAGCCTGACAAGAACTGCCGTACCTGTGGTTACTCAGAGCCGCGTCCGGGCAAGATTTGGTTCTGCAAGAAGAACTCTCATGACCTATCCAAGGACGATCAGTTCAAGGGTTGCGGTGACTGGCATAGGAAGCAAGGTCTATGATCGTCGAAGATCGCTGGTATCAGACCGATTGTGTAAAAGCAATCTGGTCTTACTTCGGCCGTTCCCAAGGGAACCCGCTTTGCGCACTGCCCACGGGCACAGGCAAAGCGGTGATCATTGCTTTGTTCCTTCAGAGCGTACTGCACCACTACCCGAATCAGAAGATTGTCATCTGCACGCACGTTAAGGAACTTGTCGAGCAGAACTACAATAAGATGATGGGTATTTGGCCGGGATGCCCTGCTGGTATCAATAGCGCAGCCCTCGGTCGACGTGACTATGCAAACCGTGTCATCTTTGCTGGTATTGGATCTATTGCCAACAGTGCGCGAGTGCTGGGCAAAGTAGACCTATTCATCATTGACGAGGCACATCTTGTTAGCGATAATGAGAACACGCAGTACCGTCGCGTCATTCAGGAACTGTTGCTTGTCAATCCTTACTTGAAGGTGATTGGCTTTACGGCGACCCCGTGGCGTGCTGGTGTTGGCAGCCTTACAGACGGTGGCCTGTTCACGGATATCTGCTACGACCTGACTGGTGTTGAGTCGTTCAACCGTCTTGTGGCAGAAGGCTACCTGTGTCCTGTTGTGCCTAAGAAGCCGAAAGAGATTCTGAACATCGATGGCATTCACATGCAGGGTGGGGATTTCAAGGCAGGTGAACTCAACAGCATGGTCAACAAGGATGACATCACAGAACGATGCGTCCAAGAAGCTTTAGAGGGTGCAGCAGATCGTCAGCATTGGATGTGGTTCTGTGCTGGTGTTGAACATGCGGTACGCACGGCAGAGATCCTGAACGACTATGGCGTGCCTGCCATCGCTATTCATAGCAAGATGGGTGACGCTGCGCGCGATCAAGGTATCTTAGACTTCAAGGCTGGCAAGTACCGGGCTGCAACAAACAACAACATCCTCACTACAGGCTTTGACTTCCCTGAACTAGATTTCCTTGGCATCCTGCGACCGACTATGTCGGTCAACCTGTGGGTGCAGATGCTTGGTCGTGGCACACGTCCTGCTCCTTGGGTACAGAAGCTGAACTGTCTTGTATACGACTTCGCCAACAACACGAAGCGCCTCGGCCCGATCAACGATCCGCATCTTCCAAGGAAGAAGGGTAAGGGTGGCGGTGACGCACCTGTTAAGGACTGCCCGGTCTGCGGTACGTGGTTGCCTGCCAGCGTCAGGCAATGCGAGCACTGTGGTCACGAATTTATCTTCGCCGTGAAGTTTAGTGACGTAGCAAGCACGAACGAACTGATTAAAGGTGACTTACCTGATGTGAAAGATTTTACGGTGGACAGCGTCGCTTACTCACCACACCAGAAGGTCGGTGCTCCAAAGGCCATGCGTGTGTCCTATTACTGTGGGTTGCGCAAGTTTGACGAATACGTCTGTCTAGAGCACCACCACAACCCCTATGCGGCGAAGCTTGCGCGTACTTGGTGGCGGGCACGGCTGGCAATAAACGGATTAGAAGAGACTTTGCCTATCACAACCGACCAAGGTTTTCAGATGGTCGAGTACCTACCTGCTGCGACACACATCAAGGTATGGGTGAACAAGAAGTATCCGCAGATCATGGGGCATTGTCTTGATGGGACTGCGTTCGGTACGATTGCCATCGAAGATCGTTTGGATCAGCCGCAAGTCGTTATGGATGCTCGAGCTAAGGTCGGCGCACCTGAGATGGCTGCATTTCAAGACGACGACATCCCATTTTGAGCTTGCAACTCTGTTTTGATGTGCTATAGTTAAGGCACTGCAACAGGAGACCCACATGGCACAGAACGAAATTCACATGAGCAAGTTCGATTTGGATCTGATCGTAAACTACGATCACCAAAAAGCGGAAGAGATGACCTTGGAATACCCCGGCTGTGCCGAGGAGGTCACGGTGACTCAAGTTGTTCTTAAGGCACCAAGCGGCAATGTGGATCTGACACACATGCTGGAAGAGCTCGGTGTGCTGGACAATTTCGACGCATTCGTTCGCGAGGAGCTTTCGGAATGAACATCCTCATTGACATGCAGAACCTTCGGTTCGTGCATAAGCACCCGCACGGGCCTGCACTTCTGTTCCTTGCGGAGATTGAGATGCCGCATATAGCAGTACGTGTGGAACCGTGCGACTGCGACTCGTTCCTGCGCGGTATGTCGGACATGGAGATGTTCCTGCTGTACAAAAACAGCCTCGGTGAACACCCGAAGTATGTCGGCGACAAGCTGCGTGCGGTACTGATCGAGTGTGTGAATCGCATGCCAGAGACGCAACTGAACATTGACGAAGTTCGGATGCAGGCTGGCAATATCTCTGCGAACGATAAGCGTCAGTACAAGTACATCCGAGGCGCAACGCATGCGCAGTGTTTGGAGGACTTGTTCGACATCCCTGCACTTGTGGTCACTCAAAGCACTTGGGAAAATACCATCGCATTGAACGGCCCTCGCTACGTTGCGCAAGAACTGTTCCCAGGCGTGAACTACGACGAAGACTATCGGCAAGCAATTGACCACATTGCCAAGTCCAATCCGCTTGCACCTACGCCGGTCGACCAAGAAGAACTCTTTGCGATCATGGATAGCATCATGGAAGACGCTGGCACGCCTAGCGAACCGGATGCTCTGGCCAAGGTAATGCAAGACATTGTCGATGCACTTGTTGAAAGTTTCAACTTGGCACCGAAGCGGGCACAAAACGAATTTATTTTGTGGGCTAGGGCTCGTGCCTCGCTTGCATGACTAGTTAGATAGTGCTAACATAGCCCTGCGTTCCCTGAAATCACATTCACATCAACCTTAGTTAGGAGTTACATCATGACCACCGAAAAGACCCCCGAACAACTGGCTGCCGAAACCGCTGCCGCCGCTCTGAAGACCGCAGAGCTGAAGGCTGCCGAGAAGGCCAAGAAGGCTGCCGAGAAGGCTGCTGCCACCGAGAAGGCCAAAGCTGACAAGGCTGTCGCTGCTGAAGCCAAGAAGGCCAACGCCGACAAGGTCAAGGCCGAGAAGGCTGCCGCTGCTGCCGCTGCCCTTGCGCAGAAGGCCGCCGAGAAGGATGCCAAGAAGCAGCCCGAGCAGAACGGCGTCCGCCGTCCGAAGCCCGATGGCGAATGCGGCAAGGCATGGGGCGTCTTCGACACCGTGTCGCTT